CGCTTTAATCCCTATATCCCAAGAACCACCCAGCGTGGTCGTAACTGGCCACGGTTCACCCCGATTAGAAACGATCACCCCAGACGACGCCGAAACACGGGCCGACGAAATATCTGGGTTCGCAAAAGAGGTACTAGGCATAGACCTACTGCCTTGGCAATATCGAGTAGCGGCAGGCTTTACCGCTATGGATCATGCCGGCGATTACTTGCGACGTATTGGTTATTGTTCCGTGGCGCGCCAAAATGGAAAAAGCCAGTTAATGGCTGCAGTGTTGGGGCATTTCTTGACTGTCGAGGCCCCGCGTAGGGGTACGCCCCAGGTCGTTATTTCAGTAGCGCACAAACTGGACCTAGCGGTTTCTATGTTTAAGTATTTAGCCCCACTGTTGGAAGTCCGGTACGGGGCTAAGGTTTCATGGTCCTACGGGCGTAACGAATTAGAAATATACGTACCGAATCTCGAGACGGGACAAATGACAGGACCCCATAGGTGGCTAGTTCGCGCAGCCACGCCCCAGGCAGGCCACGGCTACAGCGCCGACCTAATCCTATTAGACGAGATATGGTCAATTTCTGAGGCCGCTATCGACGAGGGCCTTTTACCCACACAACGCGCACGCCGTAACCCGCTATGCCTAATGTTCTCGACGGCAGGTACCGAAGCCAGTACAGCAATGATTAGGTGGCGATCACAAGGCCTACGGCAAATAGACGCCGGCGATATTGGCCCTATGTATTTTGCGGAATGGTCACCCCCTAGCCACCTGGACCCCATGACCGTCGAAGCCTGGCAATACGGAAACCCCAGCATGGGTTATTTCTTACCCGTCTCAGTTTTAGAGGCCGAAGCAAAAGCACCTAACAGGCAGGCGTTCCTACGATCCAGCGTAAACCTGTTTGTAAGCGCCGCTAACGGTTGGCTAGAACCTGGCGTATTCGCCGGCTGTACTAACGAAACGCCGTTACCCCCTGGGGGCGTGTTATCTGTGGATAGTTCAACAGACGAAAGCCATTACGTGGGCGTGCGCGCGGTAATGGTTGGGGATAAAACCGCCGTAACTGTGGAATTTCAAGTAGACACCCTCGCCGCCTGTTGGCGACATATCGAGGAACTACTAACCGCCCAGCCGACGCTAAACCTTTCAATTCCCCCCAGCATGGAATTATCCTGCCCGCCGAAATGGGAACGCCGCCGTAACGTTGTCGGATTCCGCGAACTAGGCAGGTGGACACAGTACGTGCGATCTCTCATAATCGAGGGACGGCTTACACACACTGGCGAGGTATCACTAACCGAACACGTCGAACGCGCCGTAATGGTTAAGGCGAACGGTTCGGTTTCGTTATCGTCTGCCCGTTCACCTGGACCTATCGAGTTAGCGCGCTGTATGGTATTCGCCGCCGCGCAAGCGTCCCGCGCTGTAGGTTCACGAAAGCCCGCCCTAGTTGTGATCTAGCACTAGCATAAGAGCGCGCTAGCGGTAGGTAGTTCGTCGGGGACCGCCTGCCGCTAGCGTTCCCCCATTGCCGGCGATTATTGGCGTACACTTTCGGCCATGGCACTATTTACCCGCAATAAAACCGCCGCCCTTGCCGTTTCTATGGAACCCTCAGTAAAGGCCGCCGTCGGGTACAACGCGGGCGCGTCCCAAATTGGAAACTTTTATAGTTACCTAGACGGCGACGCGCGTAGTCGTGCTATGTCCGTTCCGACAATTTCCCGCGCCCGTGACCTAATCGCGTCTATGTTCGGTTGCTTGCCTGTCGAGTTTTACCGTGAACAGTGGAACGGTGAAGAAATGGAACCCGTCGAGATTGCGCCCCGATCATGGGGCCGCCGCATGGACCCAACCGTTACTAATAACTTTATTATGTCCTGGACATTCGACGACCTGTTTTTTTACGGGCGCGCATTCTGGCACGTACAGAGCCGTACGCAAGACGGGTTTCCCGCGTCGTTTACCCGTCTACCTGCAGCAATGGTTACAACAATGGACCAGGCAGGCCCCGTATGGTTCGGCCCGTCTAACGAAATATTTTTTAACGGGTTACCTCTTGATTCCCGCGACGTAATCCAATTTCTAAGCCCCATACAAGGCGTCTGTTATATGTCCCAGCGCGCTATTAACACGGCGCTTAACCTGGAAGCCTCAGTAGACCGGAATAGCCGGTCGGCGATCCCCGCCGGCGTATTGCGGCAGGTCGGCGGTGAACCGTTAAGCCCTGCAGAACTAGGCGAAATGGCCCACGCATTTAACGAGGCCCGCATGACTAACCAGACGGCAGCGTTAAACGAATTTTTGACATACGAGGCGACAACGGCAACGCCCGACAAAATGCTTTTAGTTGATTCTCGACAATTCCAGGCATTGGAATTAGCACGCGTTGCAAATATCCCGCCGTACCTCGCCGGTATCGCTGTAGGCGGTTACCAATATCAGAACGCAGAACAAGCAAAACAGGACCTATACCTATTTGCGGCTAAAAATTTTATCGAGTGTTGGAACCAAACAATGAGTGCCGACAACGTATTACCCCGAGGTACCTACTGTCGCCTAGACGTGGATAGTTACCTAGAGGAACTTAAAGCCGGCGAAGCGTCCGTAGAAGTGGTAGATAATGTCTCAACGCCTGCACCGTCGCCAACACAGCCCGAACCAATGAACGAAACCAATAGCGGAATGGAAACCGAATAATGGAAATTTTACGTTTTAACCCCAGCCCCGTAAGCGTGGACGCCGCCGCCCCAGACGGCACCCCCCGCCGTACGATCATGGGGCTAGCGGCGCCATATGGGCCAGAGGCTACGACCATGGACGGCACCCGCGTACGGTTCGCCCCTGGATCATTGCCAACAGATGGACGCGCGCCTAAGTTGCTGCAATACCACGACACCGCCCGCCCTATTGGCCTTGTAACGGAACGCGTCGAAGTATTAACCGGCGACGCGCCAGGTATGTATTTCGCAGCGCGCATTAGCGAAATTCCAGAGGGTAACGCCGCGCTTACTCTTGCCATGGACGGCGTATTAGACGGCGTAAGCGTTGGCGTAGTGCCAACCGAATACAGTTACGACGACAAGGGAACAATGGTAGTTACCGCTAGTCGTTGGGACGAATTATCATTAACGCCTATGCCGGCTTTTGATTCGTCGCGTATCCACCAAATTGCCGCACAGGCGGGTAATAATGAACCAGAGACGGAACCCGACGCCGAACCAGTAGAAGAACACGTAACAGAGGAGAACCCAGAAATGGCCCAGAACGTCGAAACCCCAGAGTCCGTAGAGGCTGCAACCCCTGTTACCCCATTGTGGGCCGCAGCGCGTAGCCAGTCGCCTAAGTTGCCTAGCCCAGCCGAATATATGGTCGCGTTTGCTGCAGGTTCTACAGCATTTGCCGAAATGAACGCGCGTATTAACGCCGCCGCCCCAGACATTACGACCACCTCAACGCCTGGAATTTTGCCGGAGATCATCACCGGCAGTGTCTACGATTCGCTTAACCCTGTGCGCCCTTTCGTGTCGGCCATTGGAACTAAGGCAATGCCAACAGCCGGCGCTACTTTACGCCGCCCAAAAATTGGTACCCGTCCTGTAGCCACCCAACAGAGCGCAGAACTGGCAACACTTGACCCCAGCACCGTAACTGTTACAAATACCGATATTTCCAAACTGACATTTGGTACGTACGTGGTCATGTCCGAACAAGACCTTGACATGAGTGACCCCGCCTCGTTAAATATCGTTCTTGAACAGTTGGCTATTGCCTACGGCCAGGCGACAGACAACTACGCAGTGGACACCCTTACTGCCGGCGTTACACAGTCCGAAACTATCGTCGATCTGTCAAGCCCTGCCGACTGGATTGAAGCAATTTACGGCGCTGCATACCAGATTTCTAACGGTTCTAACTACTTGCCTACTCACTGGGTAATGAATCCGATTACCTGGGCGAAATTGGGCCAGTTGGTAGACACTACAGGACGTCCAGTATTCCCAACAGTGGGACCAATGAACGCAAGCGGCACACAAGCCGCTAACTCATGGAACGGTAACCCGTTGGGCCTTACTCTTGTCGTCGATAAGAACATGGCAGGCGGCACCGCAGCCGGCAACCTGTCGGGCATTATCGGCCATATGGCAGGCCCAGGCGCAGGTTTCGAGTTTTACGAACAGCAACGCGGCGCCGTAACGGTGCAGCGCCCGTCTATCCTCGGTTTCGAGATTGCTTGGCGTGGCCTTGCGGCCTGTTTTATGGCAGACGCGACCAAATTTGTAAAACTAGTCAAGTCCTAAACCGAAAGGCGGGTAACCGCTATGTCGGTTTATTCAGTAACACACCACCAACGTTTAGACAACTACGCGGTGGTGCAATTACTTACCGCGTCAGATATCGAGGTAGGGCAGTCGATCACGCTTGCCGACTTAGGGCATGGGCTAAACGGAACGCACACCGTCTACGCCCTGCCCGCCTACCTTTATATGGGCGTTACAGATGAGGGCGACCTAATCCAGGACCCCGCGTACACGATCCCTAATCAGGTTCTTTTTTACGACGAGGGCGCCGACCTGCAACGTACCGCCGCTATTCCTAACGGCACACTTACCTATAACCCCGTTTGTACCTGGGTAACCGCTACAGAAATAGAGGACTGGCTAGGCATTGGCACAGCCTCGACACTCGACCAAACATTCCTAACGCAATGCGCGGCGGCGGCTAACTCATTCTGTTACCGCCGGCGAC